CCATCCTTTGGGGGCTGGGGGCGGAGAGTAGATCCCCCAGCCCCCGTTGCGACGGCTACAGCCGAAAGCCGCCGCGCATCGGGCGAACCCGATTCTTCTTCCGCGTCTTGGCCCCCCGGCGGAAGTTCCGGCGGCTGGAGCTCTTCGACATGCGTCGTCGCTTCATCACAGTGTCACCTCGGGCTCGCATTTGATTTTGCCGTCAGCGGTCGGCACGCACTCGGCGCCGAACCGCAGGCTTTCGCAGCCGGCGAGCAGGGCGGCCGCGAGGAGCAGGATGGTGGTCAGGGTCTTCATGGTTGGTTCCCCGTTCCGGTCAGTCAGTCCAGATACATCGAGAGGGTATCTGGATTAGGTGGATTCGCCACCACTCGCCGACGGCTCGGCAGTCGGCTGGGGAGGGGGTGTCGAGGGGGCCTCGTCGGTCGGCGGCGCTCCCTCCTCCGCGGGTTCTCCGAACTTGAGCCCGAGCTCGCGCAGCTCGGCGGCCTGGTCCGGGTCCTCGAGGGCGGCCAGCAGGGCGACGGGGTTGTTGCCCACGGCCGCGCGTACATCGGCCGGGAGCCGCATGAATCCGCCGCGTGCGGCGGCGACGCGCTCCATTGCGCCCTGCAGGTCGGTCGGGCCGGTGAAATCGGCGTAGACGGCCTCCCGGGTCGGCAGCGGGCCGAGTGCGCCACTCGCGTACCGCTTGACGATGTTGTTGATGTCCACCTGGTCCTTGAAGGCCTGCTGGGTCCGGCTCTCGCCGGGGGTCGTGATCCCGAACGGTCGGGATTCGCGCACTTCGATGGTGGTTCGCATGCTCATGTTCGTGTCCTCACTTCGTGGTCCGGGCGCCGCCCAGGCCGATGAGGCCCTTGGCGCGGTTGGCTCCGCCGATCAGGGAGCTCGCGGCTCCGCCGACCTCTTTGCCGACGACCGTCGGGTAGCCGAGCTCTGACTTGTAGAAATTCGCCGAGTGAACGGCCTGGGGCAGATAGGTGTCGAGCAGCTTCTTGCGGGTCATCTCGGAGTTGGCCTCCCAGAACGCTTTGAGCCCGCGCTGCTCCTCGGCGAAGTGCTGCATCTTCAGCAGCTCGTTCTTCTGGGTGATGTTGATGGCCTGGAGAGCCAGCAGCTTGTCCTGGTCCTCCTGGCTCCGGTACTCGCCCGCGGCATCGATGCCGCTCTTGACGACGTCTTTCAGCGAGGGGGTCGGAAGACCTGGAGCACCAGGCGCAGACGCGCCCCCTTGACGAATGGCGAGGATCCGATTCAGGCCGGCCTTGTCGAGGTCTTTCGCCGCGCGCTGATACGCGGTGTTCGACATGCGCTCTTGCCAGCGAGCTTGGCGCCGGAAGTTCCGATAGGCGAAGCCCTGTTGCATGCCCTGCGCCGCCAGAGCGGCGCTGCCCGCGATGGCCGCGGCGAGAACGGCGCTCATAGGCGCCTCAGGCCGGGAACGCTGTTGACCGGGATCGGTCGCACGTGACGCTGGTCGAACCAGGCATCGAAGATCAGATGCGGCTCGGCCGGGACCGCGATAGCGCGGTCGATAGGAGGGTTCTCCTCGATGAACGCCTCGTTCAGCTCCGGGCGCGAGGTGAAGTCCTGCGCGAGGTGCCACGTGTCGATGGAGCCGCCGACGATCGAGCGCATCAGGCCGGTCAGCATCGACGGCTTGTAGCGGTATTCCGCCCAGCGCTCTTGGTAGCCGAACACGTCATCGTCGGCCGCGGTGTTGTCGTAGTAGATCTCCTTGGAGAGGATGGCCTGCTCGCCCAGGTTGGCGAGGTCCTTCCAGAAGTAATCCCAGCGGGTCGACCGGGACCACATCCGGTCCATGCGCCGCTGGTAGGTGAGATCGGCGCGGAGGCACGCCATGCCGATCAGAACGCAATGCTCCGTGAAACTCTTCGTCCACGTCGGAAGCACGCCGACGGCCGTTCCGTAGCCGGCCAGGTCACCCTGGTTGTTGGAGTCCGCGCTGTTGCTCGAGGTCTGCGCCACGGGGAAGACACCGACCGTCTGGCTCCCAGAGCCGAGGTATTCCGAGCGCTGCAGCCGCGCGTCCGGCGAAACTACGCCGAAGTGGCTGCGGACGATCTCCGTGTAGCGGGTGCCGCCTCGCGCGTCGCGCTCGTAGAGCTGCTGGATGGTGATGGCCGTACGGAGGTCATTGATCGTGGCGGAGGTCGCTGAGGTGAGGTCGGCTTCGAGTCGGGGATCGCCCCACTCGATCAGCGACGTGTTCGAGCCCGCCTGGGTCGCGGTGTCGGTGACCATGTCGTCGCCCGCGCCGCCGTGACCCTGCACCTGCAGGTCGAACGCGGTGCCGCCGCCGGTCAGCTGGTACTCGGGCCCCGAGTTGCCGGAGGTCCCGACGACCGGGGCGGAGATGCCCAGGGGAAGGTCGACGGCGGGTCCCTTCTGAACGAAGGGCAGGGCGGAGGTGAAGTAGTCGTGCCGCTTGCCGCGCCGCTTGAGCTCGTAGTCGGCGGCCGTGTCCGGGCCGTCGTCGTGGGGCTCGATGAAGGAGTCCACCAGGTTCTCGTCGCGGAACCACTCCCGGTAGATCCGCGCGTAGGCGCGATGGTGGAAGGCCGCAGCCGAGATGTCCGGGTAGCCAGTCGGCAGCCCGAAGTAGTCCCAGAGCGTGCCAACGCCCGTCTCCACGGGCGAAGAGGGGGCGCTCACGACCTGGGGAACGAGGAAGTCGGTCGAGTCGCCCGGGTCGTCTTGCTCGCCCATGAACTTCTGGAAGTTGTCCCAGAGCAGGCGCAGCGGAACGGCGAAGAAGAACACGTCGACCACCATGTTGTCCATGATCGGGTGGAGCGGAGTTGCTAGGCGACCGAACATCGCCATCCGCATCGTGATCGTGTCACCGGGTAGAGCCTCGTCGACCCAGATGGGGACCAGATAGCCCGCGTCGAAGGTCGTCTTCAGCCCATGGCTCCGGTCGAACACCGACCGGTCCATGTTGATGCTCGGGACGGTCGCGAAGCGCTGTCCACTCTGCCGGTTCTTGTTCTTCCGCCGCGCCTGGTTCTGGGGCATCTCTCTTTACTCCCTGCTCTCGAGCGTAGCCTTGACGCTCGTCATGCTGGTCACCAGGGCCGGCGTCGCCGGAAGCAGCTCGCCAGTCTCGACCACAAGGTCGCCCAGGTACCAGAGGGTGAAGTCTTCCGCGTGTTCGCAGAAGGGGTGGTCCGACCGCCGGACGGAGCCGGCGATCTGCCGTACCGCAGTCTCGTCGGTTGCACTGTCGAACGGCGCGGTGAAGGTGGAAGCCTTCGCATCGAACACGGAGTAGAGCCGCTTGAGGGTGAAAATGTCTGCCGCAGCGGCGCGAAGTTCCGCAGTCGTCTGCTTCGCCGCCTGTCCGAGGTCCTGTTGCTCTTGCACATTGCTCTCCTTTGTTAGTTGCTCTGCACGGACTGTCCGCGCTGGAGTTCCTTGCTGTGAGCGAGTTTCCGCTTCGCGACTCGCTCCTTGAGGGCCATACGCTCTTCTGTGTGCTCTTCCCAATTGTCGCGCACGTGCTCACGGCGCTTCCGCACCACGCGCTTGTGCAGGTCGGGGTCCTTCTCTTCCAGCAGCTTGAGGTAGTACTCGGGGACCGGGAGCTCCTTGCCTTCCAGCACCACCTTGCCGCGAGGGAACATGTCCGAGCAGTACCGCTCGAAAAACTTCTTCCCGAGGCCGGGGCGACGGCTCATCGTCGCGTACTCGGGCACGGCCTGGTGCACCTCTCCGGTGCTCATGTCGACGCCGCGGTCGTAGTAATCAGCATCCACTTCGCCCACGGCCTTCTTCGTCGTGTAGCTCGCCACGTAGGCGGCGGAATCGAAAGTGACTTCGCCGATGGAATGCAGGCCGTAGGGCCACAGTTCAGACAGGGATTCCGAGGCGCGCAGCGGGTGGGCGCCTCGTGACCGGATCGGGATTGAGTCTTCGGAGAACGAGTGTCCGAAGACGAGCGCGTGGTAGTGGGGACGTCCGCGCTTCTCACCGTACTCCCCGCAATGCATGTAGCGAAACTCTCCGTGATGGTTGCGGACCTTCTTGGCGAAATTCTGCCAGTGCTTCTTGACGAGTGAACCGTGGGCCGGCAGATGCTCTTTGTCGTAGGTGAGCGTTAGGAAGCAGTTGTGGGAGCCTTCGGTTGATCCGGCGGCCCATGCGTCTTGATCGGCGATCATAGCCTCGTGCATGCATCTCACGGCCCAGTCTCGCTTCCGCTCCAGGCGACAGCCAATGCACTGGCCGCACTTGACGGAGAGGACCATGCCAGGACCGAAGTAGCTCTTGCCTTCGGTGTTGCTGCGGGAGAGTTTGACCGGTGAATAGCAAGCCATCCTTT